GAGGGCGGTTTCGTCGTCCAGGAACCACAGCCGGGCGCCGGCGGCGTGGCCGGCCGGCAGCGTGTCGACGCAGCCGCGGGCCAGGGTGCCGCTCAGGGTCGCCGGGTCGAAGGCGTCGATCCGCACGATCTCGTCGTCGAGCAGCGCGGCGCCGCCCACCTCGACGAAGTCCAGGTCGATCCCGGCGGTCAGGACGAAGGCGATGTCCTGCGGCCCCAGCGCGCTCGCCAGCAGCCCGCTCGGGCAGAAGCTGCCGCTGTCGTCCCGCTCGGCGAAATCCGCCGCGCCAACCCGGCTTTCCAGCGCGTAGCTGAGCGACAGCGCCGTGGGCTTGACCGCCAGGGCGCTCAGGTAGCAGGCCGTGGCGTCGATCAGTTGCAGGTTGGCCGGGTCGGTGGTCCGGGCCAGGTCGCGCCAGGTCCGCTCGGTCAGCCGGCGCACGGCGATGGCGGTCGGCGTGCGGTCCGGCGGCGTCCATCCGGAGGGCTGCACGCTGGCCATGCTGCCGGACGGCAGGCCGAACACGTCCTGCACGGCGGTGATGGTGATCGTGGCGCTGTCCAGGGTGCCGTCCTCGATGCGCCCGGCGCGCACCACCAGGTCCTCGATGCCGCGCTTGAGGCTGCGGATGCGGAATGGCTGGCCGGGCTCTATCGTGTATCCCCTGCGATCCAGGCGGACCTTGAAGCGCTTGAGGCTGCCGGCGCGGGTGCGCAGCTCGCGCACCGCCACCCGCCCGGCCAGCCCGGCGGTCGGCAGACCGGGGAAGTCCATGGAGGTGGAGAGCACCTGCCCGTCCGACTGCACGGCCGCCAGGTTGCGCTCGCGCCACTGGCGGTCCTCGTCCTCGATCGGGTCGTGCCATTTGACGATCAGTTCGTTGGCGGCGCCCGCGGTGGCGGCGTTCTCGTCTTCGTCGATGCCGAGCAGGCCGCTGTCTTCGTCGAACAGCGGCAGCGTCGAAGCGTCGTAGTCGTCGCGCACCAGGGTCAGGTGGAAGGTGCCGTCGAAGCGGCTCAGGTAGAGGTTGCCGCCGATGTGGTCGAGCACCGTCTGGGCGAATTCCTTCACCGTGTCCTGCCGCGCCCAGCGCAGGCAGAGGCCGAAGCCTTCGCCGTAGAGTTGGTCGGCCGCGGCGCGGAAGCTGGCGTCGTCGAGCCGCGAGCGGTCCATACCGCCGCCCCACTCGCGGTTGGTCAGGCATTCGTAGACGATGTGCGCCGGGTTCATCGCGTGGATGGTTCCGCCTTCCAGCTCGATCCGGGCCTTCTCCGGGTACCAGGCGCCGCCGTCCCAGCCGGCCGTCGCGCGCCGCACGCGGATCTTCCAGGGCTTGAGGTAGGGCGTCATCGCCGATACCTGGCCGTCGTAGAACAGCGTCGCCATGCCGCGAAAGCCCGGCACGGCGCCGCCCAGCATGGCGGCCAGCAGCGCCGGCGCGGTCTGGGTCGGCTCGCCCATCAGCACGTCGAGGGTGCCCTTGATGCCGCCTTCCTTCTTGTCGCCGCCGAACAGCTTGGGCTTGTCGATGTACACCTGCCCGCTTTCGGTGACGCTGCCGTCGAAGGCGGTCTTGCCGTCGATGCGGATCTCCACCAGTTCGTCGACCGGACCGCGGCCGAGGCCGATATGCAGGCCCAGGTAGTACTTGAAGCCGATGACGACGCTAGCGCCCATGCCCATCGGTCACCTCCTTTCTCGCGTGTGCGACCAGGTGCAGGGCCAGGGCATCGCCGGTGGCCAGCAGCGCGCCGGCCGGGATGCCGCCGTTGCGGACGATCTCCGTCCAGTCCAGCCCGTAGTGCGCGCACAGGGCGCGGGCGCCGCGGTGGCAGTAGCCGGGCCGGACTCCCCAGGCGGGCACGCTGTGCAGGTGGTCCAGGGTCACGAACAGCTCGTCGGGCTCGCTGACTTCGGTGCTGTCGCTCGTTACTGGAGCTTCGGTTCCGTCGCTCGTTACCGTTACGTCGGTGAGGTCGTCCATCATTTGCCGCTCGAGGTCTTGACCTTCCTGGTGCGGAAGCGCCCGAAGCTGAGCACCTGCCAGTCGCCGGTCCAGCAGTCGCCGAAGAACACCGCCTGCGGGGTGCCCTCGTCCGGTACCGGCAGGTCGAAGTCGCTCAGGGCCGCCGGCTTGGGCTTCTGCGCCTTGGGGCGCATCAGGTAGCCGAGTGCCAGGGACGACACCATGACGACCATCTGGATCGTGATCGGGTCCATCGCATGCTCCTTCAGAAAAAGTTGTTGCCGTCGAACGGCGATTCGCCGGCCAGGTGCGGGATGCCGCCGTAGTTCGGCAGGTTGGCGAAGGCGATGCAGGCGGCGGTGGTCTGGGCGCAGCCCGGGTAGACGCGGATCGCCTGGGCGAGCGCGAGGCCGGCGGTACCGCCGAGCAGGGTCAGGGTGCTGCCGGCGTGCCGCTCGATGCCGCGCCGCTCGTACTCGCCGCTGCCGATTGGCCACTCGACGTAGCCGCCGGTGAAGTAGTCGGCCGGGTAGGCGGCTAGGCTTCCGTTGTCCAATCCTGCGCCGTCCATGGTCTGCACGCTGGAGTCGACCCGGTAGCCGTTGCGGTCGACCCCGCAGGCCAGCGAGTAGAGGGCATGCGGGCAGTTGCGCTCCCAGCCCAGGCGCAGGCCCTGCATATCGACCCGCTCGCTCAGCGGCGCGCAGGCGATCTCGCAGCGGTCGGGCTGGGTCCACTTCACCGAACGCACTTCGCCGACCCAGATCACCAGGTAGTCGTCGACGCCGTCGTGGCGGGCGAACACCGTCAGTTGCACCGGCGCGCTGGGCGCCGCCGCCCGGTAGCGCTGGGCGACCTCCAGATCGCCCGGGGCGGTGACGACGAACTGGTCCTGCTGGCTGTCGCCCGACTGCTGGATGCCGTTGTCGGCGATCCCGCCGCGCAGGGCCTTGAAGCTCTGATTGAGGTGGTCGACGTCGCGGTCGCAGGAGGCATAGGCCCAGCGCAGCAGACCGCGGGCGAACTGGTAGAGGCGGATCGGCCGCCCGCCGGCGAGTGAGCGCTCGCTGGCGTCATAGGTCATGGTCAAAACTCATCGTCGCGGACTCCTCGGAAGACCAGAGCGCAGTTGGCCACGCCCTCGCTGTCGGTTTCGTGGTGGATCTCGAGGCTGTCGCTGTCCAGCCGGCACAGGGTCAGCCAACTGATCCGCAGCACCTCGGCCGGCTCCACCTGCACGCCGAGCGGGCTGTCGATGGCCAGGCGCTCGACGTCCGCGCTCAGCTCGCTGCTGCCGGTGATCCGCCGGTGGAAGGCGGTGCCATCCCACCGCTCGAGGCGGATGTCGCAGCGCCCCGGTCGGGCCTGGCCGAAGCGCGTGTAGCCGACGTTGGCGACGTCGAGAGTGGTGGCCACCGCGGTGACGGTGGCGACCGGCTCCAGGTCGGCGGCATGGGTCGGCAGCCACACCGGCACCTGCCGCCCGCGCAGGGCGTAGAGCAGGCTGCGCAAGGCGCTGCGCTCGGCGCGGCCCATCCCCAGCCAGCGGTGCCCCTGCACCGGGAAGGCCCGGCCGGCCACGTCGGTGACGCGCGGGATGGCGGCGCCGTTGTCCAGCTCGGCGAGCAGCCGCGCGAAGCTCGCGGTCAGGTCTTGCGACTCGTCGGGGCGCTGCTCGAACACCGGCCGCCCGCGGTACAGGGTGGCCGGCAGGCTCTCCGGCCAGTCGCAGGGCTCCACCAGCCGGAAACGCACCTCGGCCGACTGGGCGATGTCGGTCAGGCGGGTCAGGCTCGGCTGCTCGAGCAGCTGTGCCGAACGCGCCGGGTAGAGCCGCGCGCCGGCCGGCCAGGCCTGCTGGGTGGGCCGCGCCAGGTCGAGGCCGCTCGCGTCGATCCCGGCCACCTCGACCGCCTCGCTGGCGAAGGCCGACTCGCCGCGCAGCAGGGCCAGGCGGCCGACGGCGAAGTCCAGGCCGGCCGTGGCGCAGGCGATGCGCGTGGCGCCGAGGGCGAGCGGCTGATCGAGCAGCTGGATGTCCGGCCATACCGGCAGCGCCCAGGTTCTCGCTCCCCAGCCGAACAGCGCCATATCCAGAAGTTGCCGTTCGCGCCCCTCGACCCGCATCGGCGCTTCGAACTCCCGGCGCGGCGCGAGGCGGATCGCGCGGCGCTGCTCGACGCCCGACTCGGTCTGCAGGATGTCGGTGGCCCAGGTCAGCCGCTCGAGCACCCCGTCGGCCCAGTCGGGAGCGAAGGCCCAGGCGACGATGCGGTTGGCGGTGATGCGCAGGGTCGCTTCGTCGCCGTTGTCGAACGTCCAGGCGAGGGCGGTATCCAGCACCGGGGCGCCGTCGGGGGTAACGCCGACTTGCCAGATACGCTCCTGCAGGGCGGTGAAGGTCAGCGGCGCGGCCGGCTGGCCGGACAGCTCGATGCCTTCGTCGAGGCCGGCGATGCCGAGCAGCGTGCGCGGTTCACGGTAGGCGTTCCACAGGGAAACAGCCGTGGCCTGGGTGGAGACCACGTTGCCCAGCTCGAGCTGTGCCGGACTGATGTGGATACGGTCGTACCAGTCGTCGACGAAGGCCCGCTGCCGCTGTCCGGTGAGGCTGCGGCCGTTGGCCTCGACGGGCCAGGCGGCAGCCAGTGTCGCTTGGCCAGCACGCGGAGTGGCGTTAACGAAGGGCGACGGGGCGAACTGGTTGACCCAGGCGAAGGCCCAATGATCGCCGGTCAGGTTGGGGTTGTCGGGCAGGCCGCCCTGCGTCGAACGGGCCAGTTGCCCGTTGAGCACGGCCATTTACGGCCCCTCGTAGCGGATCGCCCAGCCGAAGGTGCCGCTGTGGTCGATGTTGCTACCGCCATTGCGGCTGGCCGTGTTCTTGCGGTACCACGGGAACACTTTCCAGCGATCCGGGCCGAGGGTGACGATCTCGCCCGGCGCATAGTTGTCCACGCGGGTATAGCGGGCGTTCGCCAGGTCGGCGGTCAGGCTGACCTTGCTGGACGGGCGCACCTTGAAGGCGCGGATCGGCAGCAGCACCGCTTCGCTGTTCCAAGCATTGGGCAGCAGGCCGATCAACGGCGCGGCGGCGCGGATGCCGACCGGGAACCCACCCAGGGTCTGCGTGAGCCACCAGCCCTGGGCGTCCAGGTCGGAGTGGACCCAGCAGCCACGGTTGGCGGTATTCTGGTTGTCGGCGGCCCAGAACAGGGCCGGGGCTACAGTGGGCGCCCCACTCCCGCCCGATTGGGCGTAGAGATCGATGCCGTTCGAGGCTGCCGCCGAGCCCAGCGAGGCGCCCAGCCACAGGCCGGTGCCCGGCAGGCCCTGTACCGTCGACTGGCCGAACGCACACCACTGGTAGTAGTCGACGCTGTAGTTGACGATCAGATAGACCTCGCCGGCGAAGACGAAGATCTCGTAGGCCAGCGGGAAGACCAGCGGCCGACTACCGATCTGACCGATGCGCACCACGCCCGGTGCATCGCCCGCCGTCGCGCTGGTGCGTCCCAGCAGGGTCAGGTAGCCGGAGACGATCTGCAGGCGCAGGAACATGCTCCCCTTGCTCAGCACCTCGCTCGTGCCGTTCCAGCTCCAACCCTCCAGCCCGCAAGCATCGATCAGCGCCTGGCGCAGTGCCGTCAGGTCGTTGGCGGTTCCGGTGTAGTAGGCCATCAGCCGTCGAGCCTCATTGCGTAATAGTCGGTATGCCCGGTGCGCCAGACGTCCTGGATCACCAGGTAATCCACGCCGTCGACGGTCAGGGTATTTTCGGTCGCGTTGTTGAAGCCGGAGAGATAGAAGATCCCGTCGAGCGCCCCCCAGAGGTTCGCCGTGTTGTCGTGCAGCTCGACCGGTAGCAGTTGGTAAACGTTGCCGGTATCGCGCAGGTTCTGCTGCGAGGATGAAGTCCCAGTGCCGGCGATGTAGCTGTTGCCCCAGGGGTAGCAGTACGGTTGCAGCCAGGCGTCGTTGGAACGCAGTCCCATATTGGCCGCATTGCCCTTGAAGTAGCCGGAGTGCGCGGTATCGCTGAAGCGGGTGGCCGCCGCGCCCGCGAGCATCCCGCCGCAGACCACCGGGTACGGGTACTGGCTGGGCCGGCCGTAGGGCAGCATCTTGCCGACGTAGCAGCTCTCGTAGACCGGCGTGCCGACCTTCATCGCCAGGGCGATGCGCTGGCCGTTGAGGGTCAGCCAGTAGTCGATCCGGCTGTTGTGCGCCGGCACGCCGGAGAGCCGCGCGCCGGGCTGGGTGTCGAACGAGTTGCCGGCCACATAACCGGTGAACACCCCGGCCAGCAGGTTGTAGTAGTCGGCATTGGCATCCTGGTAGGTGCGAAAGCCGACGAAGATCTCCTCGGTGCGGCTCAGGCCGGAGCCCTTGAGGATCAGCTCGCGGTTGGTCGAGACGGCGTCGTAGCGAAGCACCTCCCACTCGGCGCCGGCCGCCGCGGCGGCGCCCTGGGTAACGGGGATGGTGAAGGTGTCGCCGACGAGGAAGTCGGTGGCGCCGTCGCCGATCGTGAACTTGAGCAGGCCGTTGTCGTAGGCGGCGCCGACCGTGGCGTCGGCCTTGGCGCCGGAGACCGAGCCGACCACCGAGAAGGTGCCGCCGTTGGCCGCCGCGGCCGTGCAGGTCAGCGTCCAGGTCTCGGTCACCGACGCGGGCGAGGCCTCCAGCCCGGCGAGGGTCCCGGTGCCGGTGCGCGTGCCGCCGAGGGTGCCGAGCACGCCGAATCCACCGCAGAACAGGCGGAGGGCGGCGAGCAGGTTGTAGTGGGCCAACTGGCCGTTGGCGTTGTCGACGTAGCCGATCTGGTTGGGCATAGTTCGGCCTTACCTTTGTAGGGGGATCGAGTAGTGGGTGAAGTCGTTGAGTTCCCGGTCCATGACCGGACGCTCCAGCAGACCGAGAGCTGGGTCGTGAAAATCTGCATGAAAGAAGGGCTGACGCGAGAAATGGCCCTGGAGGTGGCAGCCGAATACCAGCTCATCCATGAAAACCTGTTCGACATGGAGAAGAGCAAGCTCAGCATCCCGCCCGAAGCGGCCCTGAGCGACCAGCAGGTCGCGGCGATCATCCCGGCGGTACGCAATCTCTACGTGGGGCAACTTGCCCGTGCCGCGCACATCATCATTGGCCTGTTGGCTCGCGAAAAACTGAAACTGCATTCCTGACCTCACACTTGCAGGATCGACCGGTATTTGGCCGGGTCCTTCGAGAGCATCACGACGAAATCCTCCTCCCCTTGGCGGGAGTTGAATGCCGCCTGGGTAATTCGCATCGGATCGTCGTAGACGTGCAGATTCACAGCATTCTTGACGGTGGCCGCCATCGCCTTGGCCGGCTCGGCCAGGCGGGTGGTGCCCAGGCTCGGCGCCGGCAGGGCCGGTGCCGGCACGCCGGCCAGGCCGCCGGTGGCGTGGTGCACGCGGCGGGCGTAGTCGTCCAGGGCAGCCATGCCGTTGGCGTTGAAGGCGTGCAGGAAGTCCAGCGCGCCGGGTTGCTGAACCACCGCGGCGCGGGTGACGTACTCCCAGTTCGAGAGCATCGCGGGAATCGAATCACTGGTGGTGGTGCCGGGGCCGGTGACGTGCCCGCCGGTGGCGAAGCCGAACCAGCCCTGGATCGACGAGAGCAGCCCCGCCCCGGCCCCGCTGCCCGCCGCACCCGATAGCGCACTGCCGACGGCCTGGCCGCTCCCGGCCGCCGAGATGGCCGCTGCCATGGCAGCCCCCGCTTCGGCACCGGCGGCGACGATGGCCATGCCCATGGTCTGGGCCCCCACCGCCGAGGCGCTGGTGATCGCCGTGGCCTGGGCGGTCGAGCCTCCCTGCCCGCCGCCGAGCAGTCCCATGATGCCGGCGGTCGCCTGCTCGGCGAGCCGCTGCACGGCGAGTTGGGCCATGGCGTCCGCCACGCTGGCGACCAGGCTGGTGACGGCATCGCGCAGGTTCATCGTGCCGTCGGCCAGCCCGGTCAGCGCCTCCCGAATCCCGCCCTCCAGCCCGTCTTTCAGTGCGATCTCCAGATCGGTGGACGCGCTGCGCAGTTCGAGCACCTTGGACCGCACGTTGTCCAGCGAGGCCTGCGCCTGCTCGCCCATCGGGCCGGGCACTTGCGCCGCCCGCTCCAGCTCGGGCAGGTACTGCTCGATCACGTCGGCGGTCTGCCGGTGCAGCTCGAGCAGCCGCGCGCGGCCTTCCGACTCGGTGAGCAGGCCGGCATTGACCTGGGCGTCGATGCTCTGCTCGCCGCGGCCCTGGCGGTCGAAGGCCTGGTCGATCTCCGCCTGCATGCCGTCCAGACGGGCCTTGGCCTGCTCGACCGGGATCAGTTGGTCGATCATCGCCAGCCCGGCGTCGTTGCCGTCCTTGACGAACTGCTTGCGCAGCTGGGCGAATTTGCTCTCGATCTCCAGCATCGCCGCCTCGGCCGGCTGGCCTGTCGCGCGCAGGTAATCGGCCTGCAGCCCGGCATTGGTGCTGGCGTTCCGGTCGGCCTGCTGCTGCTTCTCCTGAGCCGCGAGGACGGCCAGCGCCGCCTTGGCGCGGTCGCTCAGGGCGCCGGACAGACTCTTCTCCGCCAGCTCGTAGGCGCGCACCTGGGCGGCGGTCAGGCCGAGGGTGGCCGCCTGCTTTTCGAGGCCGGCGACGTAGCTTTCCTGCTGCTTGTACTGCTGGGCCTGCGTCTGGGCCTGTTGCTTGGCGGCCGTCTCGGCTTTCTTGACAGCTTCGGCGGCCGCCTCCTTGGCGTCGAGTGCCTTGGCGTCGGCGAGGAGGCTTTTCTCCTGCTCCGCGGTCAGCTCGCCCAGATCGCCGCGCTCGAGGGCATAGCGCAGCTTGGCCACCTCGCCGACCTTGCCGTGCAGGGCGATTTCCTTGCGCAGGTTCTCCTGGTAGGTATCGGCTTCGCTGGCGAACTCCTTGGCGGCGGCCTCCCTGAGTTGCCGGATCTGCTCCTGGGTGTAGACGACCCCGGTTTCCGCGGCGGCCCTCACCTGCTCGTCGATTTTCCGGTAGCGCTCCTGGAGCTTCTCGCCGGCGCTCCGGGTATCGTCCAGCGCGGCGTTCAGCTTCTGCTGGGCGTCGAGCGAGTCCTTGTTGGCCTTCGTGCGAGCCGCCTGCCACTGGGCTTCGGTATCGCGTTGCTGGATCGACAGGGTTAGTTCGGTCCTTTGCCGCTCCAACGCCTCCTGGCTCGGACCGGAATCGAACAGGCTGTCGCTGTAGATGCTGCGCGCCCGCTGCTGAAGATCGCGCTCGACCTTGGCCAGCTTCTCTTCCAGGGTATCCGCCCGGCCGAGATCGAGCATGGCGTCCCAGGCTTCGGAGGAGACCTTACCCACCGCTCGCCACGCCGTCTGGAGGTAGCCGAGGTTCTCGACGACCTGCGCGGCCCGCGAGGTCATGGCCTCGCCATAGGCTTCGACGGCCAGGCGGGCGGCGCCCTCGGTATCGCCCTGCTTTTCCAGGGCGGCGATCTGGGCGTAGACGGCGCCGGTGAGAAAGTTGTACCGCTCGTTGAGCTTGGCGGCGGCCGTGGACGGCTCGTCGGCCAGGCTCGCGAACTCGGCCACGGTGTCGGACACCGCCTTGCCGGTCGCCTCCTCCATGGCCACCGCCGCGGTGCCGATGGCCTCGATCCGGTCGGCGGCGAACTTGCCGGTGCCGGCGATCTCGGCCAGGGCGGCAGCGGCCTGACGCTGGGTGCCGTTGGCCGCATCCATCCGCTGTGCCATGGCGGCAAGCTGGTCGGCATTGGTGCCGGCCGCATTGCCGGTCATGATCAACGACTGGGCATAGGCCGAAGCCTCGCGCTGCCCTTGGGCAAACGCGGCCAGCAAGGTTCCGCCGACTACGGCGGCCCCGCCAATCGCCGCCGCCATCGGACTGATGCTGGAGACGATGGCCCGCGCCGCGTTGCCGATCCCGCCGAACGAGTCCCGAATCTGCCCGCCCTGCTGGATGGCGACCAGCCAGATCGGCATGCCGCTGGCCAGGCTGGTGACCACGTCGGTCAGCTGCATGGGGAGCTGCTGCATGGCTTGCCGGTATTGACCCGCCGACTGCCCGGCGCGCTGCATGGACTGGCTGTTGTCGTTCAGACCGCCGCGCATCGCACGAAGCTGGGTGAGCGTGGACGCCACGCTGTTCCGATAATTCGCCTCGGCCTCGGCGCGCTGCTTGGCCGATAGCGTGCTGTCGCTGGCGACCAGCCGGTATTGCTGCCGCAGATCGACCAGCTGCCGCTGGGTCTGCTCGATGGCCCCGACACCGAGGGAACTCCGGGCCGAGTTCAGGGCAGCATCCGCACGGCCGGCATCCAGGCGCGCGGAAAACTCCTGGGCCAGCCGGCGCTGCTCGGCCGCCAGGTTGCGCACGTCGACGCCGGCGGCCTGCAGCTCGGTGCGCATCTTGCCGAGCTGGCCGATCTGGGAGGCCTCCTGGCGCTCGAGGGCCTTCAGGCTGGAAACCGCCTGCTGGTACTCGGCCGACAAGCTCTGGCTCGGCGTCGCGGCCGCCGCCATGGCATTGCCCAGCTCGCGCATCTTGCGGCCGGTCTGCTCCAGGGCGTTTTCCAGCTCGCGGAAGCCGTTGACCTGGCGCAGCGGCTTCTCCACCTCCCTCACCAGTTCGGCGTACTGCTTGCTGAAGCCGGCGACGTCCCTCATCGCCTCGCTGACGTTCGCGGAGATGTTCAGCTCGATCTTTTCCGCCATGGGTTTCTCCGGGCAATAAAAAACCCGCATCTGGCGGGATTGGTGTCCTGCTTCAGATCACGTCATGCAAGCCAGAAAACACTGACTTTCAAACTCGGAAGCAGGTCTTTTCTGGTATTTTTCGAATACGTAAAGACACGTTCTCCCGACACCTCGCCAGACCCCGCAATTCCTCGCGCAAAGCCAGGCTGAGCCAATGGAAAGCCAAGCTCGAGTGGCTCGCCTGTGCGCGAAATTGCAGGAAGCTCTACAGAGCACCCGGCGAGCAAAGAAGAACCAGAGGAATAACCCCCCACCACCAAGGAGCCCCCCATGGACACTCTCTGGATCACCGCCTCGGCGATTGCCGCTCTGGTAGCCGTGGCAGTAGCGCTCCGCATAGCCTTGAAGCCCCGCCGCTTCAAACCCAAAAGCGACGCCTATTGGAAAGAAAAGGCCCGGGACATGCAGAAGAAGCACACCGGCCAGGTCATTTCGTGGAATCCGCGCTTCACCAAGGGGCGGTCAAGGACGACAGACAAGCGATAGCCAACAACCGAAAGCCCCGCGGCGGGTGCGACTCGTCACCGGGCAGCTCCCATCCTTGAGCCATTCGGCCCAGCCTCTACCCTGCCAACTGCCTGACCAGCGCCTGCGCCTCCTTGCCGCCGGCCATGCCGTACCCCACGTCGACGATCCGCTCGGCGCGCAGCCGGCGCTCCCGGCGCAGGGCGCAGTCGTAGTGCAGGAGGATCTGCCGCTGGGTCATCCGGCCGATGTCGGCGGGGCTTCCGTAGCCGGCGCCGACGAGGGTGGCGTAGACGTCGCCCCAGCGGGGGCCTGCGCCGCCAGCCATTGCAGGGCCGCGCGGCGCAGATAGAAAGGGCCGTTGGCCCCCCACCACATCATCAGCAGCAGGTGGCCGTCGGCCTGGCCGAGCGACTCCACCCATTCGTCCTCGACGTCGGCCGCCACGGCCAGCAGGTGCACAACGGCATCGGCATGCTCGGCTGCCACGGCCAGCACGGCGTCGAGGATCGTGCCTTCGACGCCGATGAAGCCCTGCAGGGCGGCGACGATCGGCTCGGCCTTGGGCTGCAGGCGCAGCCCCTCGACGAAGCCGTACTCGCGCACGGTGATCTTCCGGCCGGCGATGACCGCGGTTCGCTCCGGGTGGAGCACCTCCAGGTCGTCGCTCCCAGCCGCCGCCTTCCTCGGTTCGCGCTTCTTCGCCATGGTTATGCCGCCTTCGACTTCATCATCCGGCCGTAGCCGCCGAGGTTGCTGTTCTTGAGGTTGATCGGGTCGAGCAGCAGGGTGCCGGTCAGCTGCAGGCCGCCCCAGTCGTCGTTGATCAGGCCGAAGTCGCTCACCGGGTCGAACTGCACGCGGTACAGGTCGAGGATCACCTTGTCGCCGGTCACGGTGTTAATGCCGTCGAAGAAGATCCAGCGCTCGGGCGGCGTGCTGTTGGCGAAGATCGCCAGGCTGTCGGCGGCGGCGTAGCTGTAGGCCGCCTCGAACGGCTGGGTCAGGCTGGCCGGGCTGATGACTTTGACGATGCCGCCGGCGAGCGAGACGATCTCGTAGTGGGTGCCCTCGACCAGCGTGACCGGGCTGGCATTGCCGTCGGTCAGCACCAGGCTGGAGACGAAGCGCTGGTCCAGTTGCACCTCGTCGCCGGCCACCAGCCCGCTCGGCAACTCCTCGGCCGATACCGTGCCGGAGGCGATGGCGACCGGGGTGGAGTGCAGGGCCAAGGCCAGGTTCTCGAGCAGAAACTCGTCGAGGGTGATGTTCAGGGTGCCGCTCTTGCCGGTGACCAGCGAGCCGTAGAGGCCGCGCGAGCCGCCGAACGATTCGTTCTTGTCGGACTTGTTGGCGGAAATCGCCAGGGTGGCGGCCGAGGCGTTGCCGAGCCAGGTACGCTTGCCGGGCTTGCCGGTGGTGGCGTTGCGGACGGCAGAGAAAAAACGTCCCTGCAGGGAATAGAGTTCGCTCATGGAATTCTCCGGCTCAGAGGCCAGTGATGAAGGTGTGCAGGTGGACCGGGATCAGCACGCTGGCCGCGCGCTCGCCGTTGCCGGGCGGGAACTGCTCGGCACCGCCCAGGGCGATGTTCTGGATGCCGGCCGGCGCCCAGGGCAACGGCCTGCCCTGCTCCGGGCGCAGGCAACGCAGCAGGTCCAGCTCCAGGTCGTCGAGGGCGTCCTCGTAGTCGTCCAGGCCGACGTCGACGGCGCCGATCACGTAGTAGCCGGCGGCGACCTTGAGGGCGCGCGGCCCCGGCACGGGGTCCTGGTCCTTGGCCTTCTGCACCACGATCAGCGGGAAGCCGGCCTTCTCGCGCTGCAGGACCTCGTTGAACCAGCCGGTTTTCACGTTGGCACCGGCATCGGTCCGGTAACCGCTGGCGACGGAGATGGTCGAGAGGCGCCGGACCAGCGCCTGGCGGCCCTCGCTCAGGGGGTTGGTCATGGGGCCTCCATGCAGGCGGCGGTCGCCATCTGTCCGTCGTCGCTGACGATCTCCTCGACGAGATAACGCCTGCTGCCGACCACGAAGGTTCCGCCCCGCTCGGTGCCGGGCAGGTCCGCCGTGTTCCAGGTGATGCCGACGGCCGTGGAGACGAACAGTCCTTCCGGCCCGACGCGCTGCAGGTTGTGCTCGATGATGACGTCGATGCCGCGGGCCACGGTGCTCCCCTCGGCGTCGAGGCAGTCGGCCTTGCCATCGCCCAGGGACGCCATGATGGCGGCGCTCAGGTCGTCGCCGAACATCGCTCAGGCCCTGCCCAGTTTGATGATCGCCCGCGGGCGGGTGCAGATGCTCAGCGGGTTGGACTGCGACTCCAGGTCGACGCCCTTGTTGTGGGGCAGCGGCTCCTGGCTGGCGTAGAACTTCTGCCCCATGGTGTTGACCGTATCCATGTAGTCCGCCGGGGCATACTTGGTGACCAGCAGGCCGTCGACGCCGAGCGGGATCAGGTAGGCATCGTCGGTGCCGATGAACTCAACATCACCGACCTTGCCGTAGAACTCCTGCCACTCGACGCCGCCGAACTGGAAACCCATCGGGCGCATGTCGGTGCGCAGGAACTGGCCGTCCTGGTAGCGATCCCAGGCGTCGGTGGTGGACTTGTGGCCCGGTGAAGGCGTCCCAGAAGCCGCGCCCGCACACGGCCAGCCAACCGGTGATGATGCCGCTGTCGGCGATGGCGTCCTCGGCCTTGCGCTTGGCTTCGACGATCTTGCCGAGCACCTTGGTGGCGTCGCTGCCCAGCGCCATGGCGTGGCTTTGCTGCCCGATGCCGAACTGCCGGTGCAGGTCGAGCAGCAGGCGCTGGCCGTCGGCGTCGTAGATCTTGCCGGTGATCGCGCCGGCCCGCTGGAAGCGGATGGTCGCCTCGAGGCGTTTGCGCTGTTTGGCCAGGCGCTTGCCGACCAGCTCCATGACGGTTTCCAGTTCGCTCTCCGTGCCGAAGGCACGGATGCCTTGTACCTCGTCGGCGCGGATGGTGGAGCGGGTCGGCAGGTGCAGGGTTTTGAAGGGGATGACATCGCGCTGCGCGCCGGTGGTGACCTCGGCCGGCGCACCGCGTTCGCCGGCCGGGACCAGGGCGAGGCTGTCGTTTTCGCGCTCGATGAACACGGAGGTGGTGTTGACGCCCTCCTCCTCGAACAGGGCATCGAGCAGCGCCGGTACGCGCTGGCCTTCCGGGCTGGTGTTGATGGCGTTGGTCAGGCTGACGGCGCTGAAGGCGTCGTCGTTGAAGATGTCGAGACTCGGCATATCGTTCTCCGGAAACGAAAAAACCGCCACGGGGGCGGTTTTGAAAGTGAGGATGATGGTCAGTCTTGCGGTGTCATAAATGCGGAAGGGGTGCCGCAGCACCCCCTCCCTTCACACGGGCGTTACCCCGAATCAGTTCAGCAAGGTCGGCTTGTCGCCCTGCTTGATCTCGATGCGCCGGGGCTTGGCCTCTTCCGGAACGACCCGTTCCAGCTCGATGCTCAAAAGGCCATTGGACAGGTTGGCGCTTCTCACCTCGATGTGATCGGCCAGGTTGAACGACAGCTTGAAGCCGCGCTGGGCGATACCGCGATGCAGGTAGGTCACCGCCGATGCGTCTTCGCTGTTCTCCGGCTCACGCCTGCCGCCAGCCACGGTCAGCACGCTCCGATTCACTTGCAGGTCCAGGTCGGCCTCCTCGAAACCTGCCATCGCGATCACGATGCGATAGTTGCTTTCGCCATGCTTCTCGATGTTGTAGGGCGGATATGTGCTGGCACTGTCATTGCGCAGGGCCGCCTCGAACAGATCACTAAAGCGGTCGAAACCAACGGATTGACGAAACAGTGGGGCCATGGGGAAAGTTGCCATGTTCAATCTCCTGAATATCAGCGAGCTTGGTAAGTTCGGGACCCGACTTCGGCATCCCATACTTCCTCGACAGGAATAAAACTTTCTGGATAAAGAAAAATCAGTTCAGCGAACTAGACTTGCCACCCTGCTTGATCTCGATGCGCTTGGGCTTGGCCTCTTCAGGAACGATCCGCTCCAGTTCGATGTTCAGCAATCCATTGACCAGATTGGCACTTTTAACCTCGACATGCTCCGGCAGGTTGAACGACAGCTTGAAGCTGCGCTGGGCGATACCCTGGTGCAGGTAGGTCACCTTGGGTGCCTGCTCGCCCTTCGCCGGCTCACGCTTGCCGCCGGTCACGGTCAGCACGCCCCGCTCGACTTGCAGGTCCAGGTCGGCCTCTCCGAAGCCGGCCATCGCAATCACGATGCGGTAGTCGTTCTCGCCACGCTTCTCGATGTTGTAGGGCGGATAAGTGCTGCCACTTTCATTGCGCAGCGACGCCTCGAACAAATCACGGAAGCGATCGAACCCAGCGGATTGACGAAACAGCGGAGCCATTTGGAAAGCAGTCATGTTGAATCTCCTGAACATCAGCGAGTTTGGTAATTCCGGAACCCGACTTCGGCATCCCGTACTTACTAGATAGGGGCACCCAAGTGCCTTTCAAGAGCAGAGCCAAAAAATTTTTTGCTCTTTCGAGTTGCCCCCTGTTTCGCTGCCTCGAAACTTCCCCCAATTGCAACGGCAAACAGGACGCGCAACTTTCCCACGACACGAAAGTGTCAGCGGACGACGATGCCCAGCGCGAGCAGGTCGGCCTGGCCGTTGGCGTCGAGGCCGATCAGCTTCGTACCGACCACCTCGGCGTCGCGGACGATGGCCACGGCCTTGGCGTCGCTCTCGGTGGCGTCTACAGCCGCGTAGAGGATGCCGGTGGCGGCCCGGCGGCCGTCGTTCGCACCGTCGTCGTCGTAAGCCACCCACTCGCCGAGTCCGGCATTGACGGCAATGTTGAAGGCGTCGCCGACGATGAAGTCGGTGCTGCCGTCGGACAGGGTGAAGGTCAGACCGCCGGCGCCGAACTCGACACCCACGCTGCCGGTCCCGATCACCTCGCCGAAGGGGTCGACGACGCGGAAGTCGCCGGCGTTGGCCGCCGCGGCAGTGACGGTCAGGACGTAGGTGCCGGTGATCGCGTCGTTGCCGACGGTTACGGCGCCGAGCGTGCCGTTGCCGGTGTTGCCGCCGGCGGCGCTCGGGGTGGCGGCATTGGCACTGGTGAGCTTGGCCAGCAGGGTACCGGCCGCCAGCTTGCCGGCGGTGGCGTTGACGACGATGGCTTCGCGGGAGCGCGCGCCGTTGGCCTCGGAGAGCAAAAACTCGGCGGTGCGCGGCCCTTGGGTGAGGATGGTCATGGCTTAGCCTCCGATCTTCTTCATGGTGCGGCTCCAGGCGTCCGCGGTATCCGGGCCGGTGCTTTTCGGCGGCTGGGCGCCGGTGGTGCCGGTGGCGTCGGCCTTGATGCCGGCGAGGCCGATGCCGCGGTCCTGGGCGGCCTTGAACAGGCTCAGGGCGGTGGCCTCGACGCTGCGGCCCTCCTCGATGGCGGCGGCGATCTCCTTCTCGAAGCCCTTGGCGGCCAGGGCGTGGATGCCGGTGATGCGCTCGCGTTCGGCCTTGGCGGCGGAGGCGCCGGCTTCGGCCTTGATGGCATCCAGGTCGAGCGGCTCGGCGGCGGCGATCTGTACAGTCTTCGGATCGGTGCCGGCGGCGATGGCCGCCTGCAGCTCGGCCGTGGTGCGGACGATGGTCATGCTGGATTTCCTCGGGTTGGCGGCCGGGCTGGCCAGTTCTGCGATCAGGGATTCGAGCGAGCCGAGGCGATGGGCCAGGCCGGCGGCGACGGCATCCGCGCCGACCTTGAGCCCGCCGAAATCGCCCATCGCGGGGACGTCCTCGGGCTTGACGGCGAGATTGCGGGCGACCTTGGCGACGAAGACTTCGGCCAGGGCGTCGATACTCTTGGCGATCTCGGCGCGGCCCTGTTCGGTGTCGAGGTCGGGCCGCTTGTTCGGGGCGTTGCTGCTGGTGATGGTGTAGCGCTTGATGCCGTCGGCTTCCTTGCGGATGGCCACCTCGACCACCACGCCGATGGAACCGAGCAAGGCGGTGTCGTCGACCACCACCTCGTCGGCTGCGCTGGCGATCCAGTAGGCGGCGCTGGCTCCGGTACCGCCGACGTAGGCCTTGATCGGCTTCCGGCCGCGGGCGGCGTGGATCATGTCGGCCAGCTCGTTGATGCCGGTCGCCTCGCCGCCCGGGCTGTCGACGTTGAGGACGATGGCCCGGACCTTGGGATCGTCGAGGGCGGCCTGCAGGTCGGTGGCCAGCTCCTGGGTGCTGGTCGCCCCGCTGATGCGGGTGAACAGGTTGGCGTAGCGCATGATCGGCCCGGCAACCGGGATCACCGCGACGCCGTCGCGCAGGGTGACGGCACGGGCGTTGTCCAGCGGACGGCCGAGCCGGGCCTCCAGCGCCTCGGGGTCGCCCTGGCGGTCGGCGATGGCCATCAGGCTGTCGAGGGCGTCGGGCAGCATCAGCCAGGGCCGCGCGGCGGCCAACTCGAAGGCGCGGGGCATGGTTATTCCTCGGGGTTCGGGGGCTCCGGCGCGGGCGCCGGGGCGGTGGGTGGCGGGTCGCCGTAAAGCCCTGCGGCACGACGCTGTTCGACCTCGCGCAGGCGCTGGCGGAACACCTGCTGCCAGGGCTCGCCGGTCATCGCGGCGGTTTCCAGGGTTTCGTTGCTGACGCCGATCTCGATGCGCTTGCCGGCGGCGTTGGCTTCCTTCAGCTCGTCGATGGCGCCGCGCGCCGGGCCGATCCAGATCGCCTGGCAGTAGGCCTTGCGGCGGGCCGGGTCGTGGTAGCCGGGCAGCTCGATCAGGCCGCGGGCGACGGCTTCGTCGACGATCAGCTCGCGGCTGGGCTGGCAGAAGTCGCAGGCCAGCCACCAGCGGCGCAGGCTGTAGAAGCGCCAGGCCTGCAGCATGGCGGCGCGGGCGGCGCTGTAGCTGCTGTTGTAGTGGAGCAGCAGCTCCTCCTGGGGCAGCTCCAGGGCGGCGCCGATCTCCTTGACCACGGCCATGAAGAACGGGTCGAACTGGGCGTTGGGCCGCGCCGGGTTGGCGATCACCGGCTCCTCGCCGCGGCCGAGGTCGACCACCGCACCCTCGCCCAGTTGCAGGTCGCCGGGATCGTCCGCCACGTCGGCGTGCCCGTCGCCCAGCGCCGACAGCGGCAGGTTGCCGGTGTCGAAGTCGCCGTTCTTCTTGATGAACACGGTGAACATCGCCGAGATCACGGCGGCCATCAGTTCGGCGCTGCTGTAGCGTTCGAGCTTCTGCAGCGGCTCGAGCACCGGGGCCAGGTACGGGGCGCCGCGCTTCTGCCCGGGGCGTTCCTTGTCGGCCATGACGTGCAGCACGCGCCGCCGTCCGGTGTTGGGGCCGAAGGCCGGCAGGCGCTCCCACCGGAGCGGGGTACGCCGGTTGAGTTCGTTCGGGTAGCCGGTGCAGACGTGGTAGGCGACCGGGGCACCGAGCGCGTCGAACTCGACGCCCTCGACCAGTCGTTCGCTGTCCAGCGCGCCGGCCGGGTTGCCGACCCGGTCGGTTTCGATCAACTGCAGGCGGGTGCTGTAGAGGCAGCCTTCCCGCTCGGCGTCCGGGGTGGCGACGAACACGTCGCCGCCGACCATCGCCGAGACCAGCACCAGGGCCTGGAGCTGGTAGTGGTTGAGCATGGCCTCGGCGTCGCACTCGCGCGGGTCGTCGGCGTACAGCGACCAGAGGCGGTCGAGCCGGGCGTTGAGCCGTTCGGCCTCCTGCTCGCCGATGCCGAGGGCCTCGTGGTCGACCTGGGCGCGGCAGACCAGCCCGGTGCCGACTACGTTGGTGCGCAGGCGCACGATGGCGGCACGCGCCACCAGGTGGTTGCGCATGGCATCGCGCGAGCGGGCGACCAGCATGCCGCGCTCGCCGCTGCAGAGGTCGCGGCGCGGGCTGCCGAGGCCGGGAATCCAGCTGGCCATGCTGCGCAGCACGCGGGAGGCGCCCCGCCAGCGGGTTTCCACGCCCCCACCGCCGCCCTGGGCGACCGGGCGCGGCACCTCGGCGGCGGACCTGGCCAGGCGGATCGCCTCGCGCATCAGCAGTTCTTCGGGAGACTTGCGAAACAGGCCCATGGTCAGATCCTCAGGTAGCCGATGCGGTTGCGGGCGCCGCGCCGGGCGAGCTGTTCGGCGGCGACGTCGCGGCCGTACTGGGCTTCGAGCGCGCGCAGGCTGTCCAGGTCGGCGCGGCGCAGTTCGCGGCCGTCCTTGCGGACCGACTGGCCCTTTTCGAGGATGTCCTTGATCGCCGCCCGGACGTCGGCCAGGCGCTGTTGTGCTTCGGTCATGGGGTGCCTCAGTAGGTGGCGCGGCTGCGGGTGCCGCGCCCGCGTGCGGCGCGGCGTGGTACCGGGGTGGCGGGTTGTTCGTCGCTGGAAAAGAGGGTGGGCTGCAGGAGCTGCTGCTCGAGCCGGTCCCACTCGTGGTCCTTGAGCAGATGGGTCTTCAGGCTGCGGGCGGCGTGCAGGGCGTACACCTCGCAGTCGAGGGCTTCGTTGCGCCGGCCGGGCTTCTTCTGCCAGACCATCTTGCTCGGGTTGCGCGGGTGCGGTGCCAGCACCTCGTTGGTCAATTGCTCGTAGTAATCGGCGCGGATCTCCCGGTACCAGTGCATGCGGCCGGGGCCGCGGCCCTTGAGGCGCAGGCGCTGATCGATCAGGGTCTTGGCCTTGTGGGTGCCGACGATATGCACGCGCAGGCCGTACCTGGCGGCCTTGGTGTTGTCCTGGCCGGTGTCGGCGGTCTGCGCCGGCTTGGTGAAGATTTCCTTGTCGCGGTTGTCGATCGACGCGCCCTTGATCGCCATGAGGCTGTAGCGCTGACGGTTGCGCACGTAGGTGTAGACGGCATGGTTGGTGTTGCCGTCGGAGCTGTCGATGCTCGCCGCAGAGATGACCAGCTGGCCGCCGTTGACGGTCGGAACGGGCCGGGACAGCAGGTCGTCCAGCGCGCGCCAGACCGGGTCGTTGACGTCCACCGGGTTGCCGGGCAGTTCGCCCCAGTACAGCCGCCAGGACTCCTCGCCGCGGCCCCAGCCGGTGATGACCACGGCAAGGCGGTCGCCCTGGACGTCGATGCCGGCAGTGATCAACAGCACGCCGTGGGGTACGGTCAGCTCGGGGTAGTCCTCGGCGCGCCCGGCCAGTTCGTCGGTCTTGGGCGCGTCGCTCTTGTACTCGTAGGACTCGCCGACGGAGCTGTTGACGAAGGCGATCATCGGGCCGATGTTGCCGAGGCCGGCGGCGTGCTCGGCCTGCAGCTTCTTCTCCACCAGCACCTGGAAGCGCGAGCCCCAGAAGGTCGCGTACAGCTCGTTGAGCTGGTAGCCGGCGATGCCGCGGAATTCGGCGGTGGCCTGCCAGCGGCCGCGCTTGAGGTTGAGGTTCTTCTGGTTGTCGTTCCAGATCGAGCCGCAGTGCGGGCAGACGTAGTAGGCCGTTTCCGGGCGCTTGTGGCCGTAGACCGGGTGGCTGTACGCCGGGTCCTCGTCGCAGTGCAGGTTGTCGAAGGACAGCGCGTGCTCCTGGCCGCACTCATGGCACGGCACCAGGCCGACGCGCTTGTCGGAGATCTCCATCTCCGCGTCGATGGCGGACAGCCCCTTGATGGTCGGGGTGCCGCCGATGATGATCTTGGGCCGGCGGAAGGTCTTCAGCCGTTCCTTGGCCAGCTTGATGCTATCGCCCTGGCCACGCAGGTTGAGGTTGCAGTCGTCGGGTTCTTCCACCGCGACCCGCGGCACCGGTGTCGACTTCACGCTGGCCGGGCTGTTGGAGCCGACCATCTTCAGGAAGCCGCCGGGGAATTTCTTGAAGTCCTGGCGCTGTTGCAGCTTGCGGCTGCGCAGGTCGACCTTGCGGGCCAGCCGCGGCGTGGCCTCGATCATCGGCTCGAACTTCTCGGCGACGTACTGCTTGACCGCCTCGGCCTTGGGAAACAGGACCAGGATCGGCGAGGGGTCGATGTCGATCCACTTGCCCAGCGCGTTGCCGAGCACGCCGGAGGTCCAGGCGACCTGGGCGGACTTGCGGCAGACGATCTCGGTGACGTCGGGGTCGTCGAGCGCTTCCAGCGGGCCGCCGGGCCAGATCAGGTGCGGCGTGACGGCGAAGCTGTACTTGCCCGGGCGGGCCGCCTCCACCGGCGATAGCCAGCGGTATTTGTCGGCCCATTCGACGATGGTCAGGCGCGGCGGCGGCGCCCAGCGGCGGGCGATGCGCTGGAGGGCTTTAGTCGCGGTCTTCCGCAGCAGCCTCCGAATCGTCCGGTTCGTCAGAATCCCCGTCAGACAGGGCATCGTCATCGGGGTCATAGTCGGCCATCTTCCTCAGAATCGCCTCGATGGGCTCGCGGATCAGTTGGTCGTCGACCTCGACGCCATAGCGGGCCGACAGTTCGCTGGCCAGGTTGTCCGGCAGCGTGTTGAGCAGCTCGACCTTGGCGGCGGTGATCATCGCATCGAAGCGCTCGATCAGATCGGCGGCGACCACCACTTCTTCCAGATCCTTGGCAAAAGCCAGCTCTTCGCGGTTGGCCCTGATCCGGTCCAGGCGGTCGCGGGCGCTTTCCTTGGCGCCACCCGCCTTTGCCCTCTCGACCATCCAGGTGACGACCAGCGCCGTGTCGTACTGGTTCGAACTTCCCCGCCCGGCGTTCACCTCTATCGGCATGCCCTGGGCTTGCCACTCCGTCAGCGAACGCTCGGAAACATCCAGGATTCCGGCCAGCTCGCGCTTGTTGACCTTCTGCCCCATATCCACCTCGAAAAAGTAAGGAAGTCCCTGACAACATCTCAGCTAGAGAGAAAACGGGGCTCGAATTACCCGTGTAGGGGGCGGCCCGGGGGGAGGACCCGCCCTGCCCGCTCAGCGGCCGCCGCGCAGCGCCTCGGCCAGCGCCTTGTCGAGCTGCGCCTGCAGGTGCTGGCCTACCACGCGATTGCCGACGCCGTAGAAATCCAGGCGCCGCGTGTAAGAGGGCTGGCCGACGTAGGCCAGCAGCAGACCGATGCGCCGCTTGCCGGTCCGCTCGGCAATGCCGATCAGCTCGCTGCCGCGGCGCATCGCGAAGTAGCGCTTGCGGTTGCCGATGCTGCGCCGGCTGGTCGTGCTGTTCTGGTAGGCGTCGAACTGCGCCCCCATGCCGGACAGGATCTTCTGCACCTGCCCGCGACTCAGGTTGCCGTAGCGGTCCAGCCGCGCATCCCTGGCCGGCACGACGAACCTGTCGGCCGGCAGACGCCCTTTCTTGCGCAGCAGCGCCTCGCTGCGCTTGAGCGGACGCGGCCCGCCTTCCACCTGCGGAGACAGCCAGCGGGTGGCCGGGGCGGCCTTGTCCGACTCGTTCTTCATCCATACCCGCGCCTCCAGCCGGTCCTTCCGGGCCGGGATCAGGCGCAGGCTGTTCAGCGTCCAGCGGGTTGGCCGGTCGAACACCGCGCGCATGTCCTGTTCGATCGCCTCCTTCGCCAACTGGGCGGTGCGGGTCAGAGCCAGCGCCGTGGCGAACGGCATCTGCCGCTCGATCCGCCGCAGACGATCCGCCGACGCCTTGAAGCCTTTCGCATCGATGGAGAGCACCGCTCACACCTCCCGCTCCGGCCGCACCGGCTCCAGCCCCGCCCGCTTCTCCAGCCAGCGCGCATACAGCCCGCCGGCCACGTCCGCGCCGATCACCCCGACCACGATGCCCAGGCCGCCCGCGATCAGGTGGTCGCCCCACAGCGCCACGGCGAACAGCATCGACGCGACGCCGAGCAGTGCCGAGGCGGAGAAACGCAGCACCACCCGCAGCAGGATCTGGCCGAGGGTCAGGTTGCCCCGAGAGGCCCGCAGCATCTCGCCGGACAGCCCGGCCATCGACACCAGGACCAGCATCCAGAACGGCATGTCCGCCAGCGTGTGCTGCTCGGTCGACATCGACATCCCTCGAATAAAAAAGCCCGCATGGCGAGCGGGCAAGAACGACCAGGCCGGCCGCAGTGATAGGTGCCGGCTTGCGCCGGCGTGGTGCTGGTGACCAGGGCGGGGAACCCCACAGCACCGGAGAAACCAAAAACCCGGCGCGGTGGCCGGGTTCGTTGATCGTGTGGGGCGCTTGCCGCGCCCGCACCTCTTTGAAATTAGCGACTTTCTACCCCCCGATTCTCATGGCAGCAAGGGTAAATCGCTGCCACCCCTGCAATATCCCGTCAACGTCGAGTCAATGGCCGGTCAATGGCCGGAGTACGGATTCACGCCGCGTGCCGGTTGACCAGCAGCTCCGCAATCGACGCATGCAGCAGATCCAGCCGCCGGTAGAACTGAGCCCGCGAACACTTCACCGCGCGCCACTTGTAATCGTCCGGCAGGTTCTGCTCGACGTAGTGCAGCCGCATCAGCGTGCGCATGTCCGCAGGCAGGCGCGTGGTGTAGATCAGCTCGATATCCGCAATCCGGTCCAGCGGGCAGCGCGCCCCGGAGGTGGAGCGGATCAGCACGCCCTGGTTCTCCACCAGCGCTCCCAGCATCGAACCGGAGCCCCCCTCCAAGCCGCTTCCCGGCGCCAAACGCCACACGGCCCACTGGCGCAGCAAATCGTCGATCACCTTGATCATGGCACCCGCCCCTCAGCCTCTGCCCAGCCGACGCTGCTCATCCATGAGCATCTTCTCGGCTCGCGCCGCCGCGTCCTTGTCTGCGGCAACCAGCGACTCCAGCAGGCGCAGCACAGCCAGATAATCCGGAAGGCGATCACCGATCAGAATGACATCGAAGTTGTCCCCATCGATGTTCACCTCAAACATGAACTTCACCCCCGGCAGCTTGCCCTCCGGCCAGGCCTCGTCGTAGCGATGGCGGCGATACAGCCGGTAAGCGTCGCCCACCTCGTCGTACAGCCCCATGCCGAGGCCGGACAGCAGGTCGTCGAAGTCGCTCCAGCCGGCCAGCTCGGGGCTCAGCATCGACTCCAGCGTCTCGGCCAACTGCACCAGTTCGCCCTTTTCGATTCCGTAAACTGCCATATCCAAACTCCCTATCCCCTGAAATAAAACCCTAAGCCGCTTCGGCTGAACGTCTGAATACCGTCGGAATATCTGTCTGAATAATTTTCTCTTCAAAAACAGATACTTAATTAATATTCAGACACTCAGACACTAAAAAAGGAAAACCCATTGCATACGCGCGCACGCGCGTAAGAGCACCATCAAAAAAGCGTCGGAGCGTCGGAAACCCGCGCCAGTTGTGGCTTGAGTGCTGTCGGAACACCTGTCTGAATGCTGTCGGAGTGTCGGAAAGTCATGCCGCCTCCACCGTCATCCGATACCTGGCATCCAAATCGCGATGAAAATCGCGGCACTGCGTCGCGACCTCCCGCAACCAGTCCGGCTCGCCCTGGCGAGCAGCCATCGGCTTTGGCAGATAGATCCGGCAAGTCCTGAAGTCATCGTGCTGCGACGGAAACCTGATGTCCTTGCGTACCTGCACCAGGTCGCGCTGGATCTCCTGATAGAACTCCCGCTCCCGCCGCTTGAACTCGTTCGAGCGCTCGCACCATCGGCAGAACGCCTTGTACAGATCGCCGGCCACCGCCGCCCCATAGGGCAAATCAAGCTCGCCCCGCTCCCAGATCCGCAGGAAGTACCGCGGCGGCGTCATGCTCCCCTCGATCAACGCCTGCTTCTCCGCATTCAGCGGCGGCTTCGTGTGTTCGTTGAACCCCTCCAGCGAAATGTTCATCACGTAGTGATAGAACGCCTCCACCCCGCCGTTCTCGATCTCCGCCACCAGCTCCATGAAGTACTCCTTCGGCGGCACCTGATCCACATACAACACCAGATAGCGCCGGTCCCCGTCGTCCAGCTCAAGCGGCACCGTCGAGTTCGACAGGAATACGAAATTCAGGTGGTTCCGCTCCTCCCGCAGGCTCTGCATCTTCTCGTTGATCTGCAGCGTCTCGCCCGTCACCAGATGCTTCAGCAACCCCTTGTAGTGCCGCATCTCCGCCCGGCTCACCACCTCCTCGGCCAACCCGAACAGCTTGCGGCTCTGCCAGCCGGTGAACTGGCTCTCCAACTGGGCCTGCCCGATCGTCACGCCATACTCCCCGTAGATCGGCTTCACCACCTTCTCCCAGACCAGACTCTTGCCAGGCCCCTCCGCGCCGAACATCACCACCGAGGTGGCCATCTTCGCCCCAGGGTTCTGCAGCGGATAGGCGATCCAGCGCAGCAGGAACAGATACTCGTCCTTGCGGTTGCCGCACAGCCGCCCCAGGTGCGCCAGAATCTTCTTGCACCCGGCCTGCCCGATAGGGTCTTGCTCCGCCTTGAATCCATCGAACAGATTCAGCATCGTCGGCCCGCACCTCATCGTCGGATCGAACACCACATCCTCCGCCACCCGCCGGTGCTGGCTCTCCTGCCACAGCTTGATCCGCTCCCGGCCGACCACTTCCCGCAGTGCCGCCAGCTTCACCATCCGCCGCCGGTTGCAGTCCCACACCAGATCCGTCCCGTAGATCAGCACGAAATCGTTCAGCAGCTCCTGCTCCCCGATCCGAAATCCCCCCGCGCCCCCCGGCGAGAGCGCGCTGGCCTGTTCGGCCCGTGCGTCACCGCACGCCATGGTGGGGGTGCGGGGGAGGTCGGCCGAGCAATTCGCATAATCGTCGGCCGAGGGGGCCGGCGGCTGCTCCAGAGGAACGGAAAAACGCCGGGGAACCTCCAGCCCCAGCACCCGCGCCGCCGCCTTCGTCGCTGCCGATACATCGCCGCCATGCTCCAGCAGGCAGAACACATCGAAGGCATCGTTCTGGTGCCCATTCGCCAGAGGGTCGGCGGCGTGGTGCGAGTACACCCGCCCCTCCGTCACCGTGATGCCCGGCAGCCCAGTGCTGCTCGCCGCATACAACCACTTCTTGCCCCGGCGCTTGTAGCCGTGGCGCTCCAGCAGCGACTCCACCTCATGTGCCCGGCAGAACGCCTCGATGACCGACTCGCCACCGGAACGACCTTGCCCTCCAGGCTCAGCCTTACGGCTGGGGCGCGACTCATCCCGCGCCGCCCACGGGCAGGCCGCCTCCGCATCCCGCTTGAAAATGTCCCAGCGCTGCCAGGCCTGCAGCAACGCCAGTGGCAACTCCGGCAGCCCCGCCGCCGAGGGCGGTGTCCGCCAGGTATACGGCCTTCCTGTACCGGGGTGGATGGAAGGAGGCAACACGTCCTGCACCGGGCCGGCCCGAAACTCCAGCACCGTGAATCGCTTCTTCGAATCCTCACGATCCGGCCACGCCAGCGCATGCCGGCCCAACTCCACCCCATCGGGCACCCGGAACATGATGCGGCAGCGCGCCGGATTGCCCACCACCGTCGGATAAGCCGCCACCAGCGCGTCCAGATCCACCTCCAGCAGATCCCACAGCACCTGCCGGGTGCACTCCATATCGTCCACGTCCAGGGAACACACCCGGCTCGGGCCGAGCACCACCCCCATGTTGTGCTGCGGGTGACGCTGCCAGAACGCCTCGGCCACCTCGGCATCGGTGAAATAGCCGCCGGGCTGGTTCCAGCCCTTACCCTTGGGAGCCTTCTCGCCGGGCTCGATGGGCACCAGGCCCAAGCCGAACGTCTCGATATAGCGGCGCGCCCACTGAGCTATCGGATCAACCACGAACCACCCCCGCACCCTGCTGCTTCAAATGCACATGCCGCGCCCTTCGCCACAGGCCGATCCCCACCCGCACGATGCGCGCTGCGAGCTTGCGGGTTTCGCCCAGCTCCTGGGCGTCGATCCGGCCGTCGGTGATGTGCGAGGCCACGGTATTGGCCGCATCGGCCGCCGCGTGCAGCACCTCGCTCGCCCCGGCCACCAGCAGCTCCACCTCGGCCTCTTCCTCATAGGGCACGGTGCTGAACCACTGCGAATCGCCCAGTTCGGCGTGGAAGCTGTCCAGCACGATGGCCCGCCCTTCCGGGCTCACATAGCGCAGAAAATCCATCAGCTCGATGGTGTTGAGGTTGTGGCCGGGGTGGCCGGCGTCGAACTTGTGCGCCATGGTCGTGGGGTTGCGGTTGAAGGCGTAGGCAAAGCCCGTCACGCCACCGCGGCACATCGACTCATTGCGGGAAACGAGATAGAGCGCATCCGGCAAGGTCATCACCTCCCGGTCCAGGCGCTCGAATTGATCGGCGAACGAACGTCGCATTGGCATTTACTTCCTGATGCTGCCAGTGCCACATCACGCAGGCTTTGGTACAGTCGCGCCGTGGTCACTCGCAAGGTGGACACAGGCAGGCGGCGCTCCGTGGTGGATATACCGCCTGCTACCTCGATGGCGAGGCGCTCGCTCCGCGAACGCCCCCGCCGTTACAGCCAGCCGATCTGTGGTGGAGAGACTGGCAACCCCAGGGCATCCGTGCCCTGGTAGGTGCCCGAACCCGACGTGTGTATTGGTGTGCTCCCGTCAGGCTCGACGCACCGCCCAGTGCCCTTGTGGTGAGGGCGCTGGGCAGACCGGGCGGCTGGTTAAAGGCCGCCCGGTTTTTTTATGCGGCAGCGACCGAATCGGTCGGCACCGGGAAAAGCTCGGGCAGATCGGGGCGCAGCTCGTGGGCTTGGACGGTGCCGTCGGTGGCGCGGACGACGGCAGGGACGCGCACGGCGGGGACACGCCCGGCCTTGATCCATTTCCATACGTGCGGCTGCCGGACGCCACAGCGGCGGGCCAGTTCCGACTGGTTGTTACCGCAATGCTTGAGCGCCTTTTCCAAGGCCTCACGCGCTGAGATAGTCATAAAAACAACCCTAGGGTTTTAATTGGCCGGCAGATTAAAACCAATAGTTTAGGCAGTCAATACCCAAAGAGTTTGGACGTAATAAAACCTTGGTTGTAGCCTTTGCGCATGGAATACCTATCCCTATCCGAACTCCCTACGCTTGCTGATCGCATTAACCATGCAATACGGCAGCGCGGCCTCACCCAGCAGCAGCTAGGCGAAGCTGCTGGCACCTCCCAGACGACTATCCAGAAACTGTGCTCGGGAAAAACCAGAGAAACCAAGAAGCTTCATGCCATAGCCAGAGCATTGCAGGTTTCCGCCGACTGGCTGATTTCAGGCGAGATCCCTGAACAGGGCACTGAGCCACAAGAAACGGGAAGCAAGGTTCACCTTGAACCCTTGCATCCATGGGATGACGGCACGCCCCTCGATGACGACGAGGTAGAGATCCCCTTGTACAAGGAAGTCGAACTGGCGGCCGGTGGCGGCCGCACGGCCGTGCGGGAAGTGGCAGGCCGCAAGCTCAGGTTCTCCCGTGCCACCATGCGTGCGGCCGGCGTGAGCCCCTCCCAAGCCGTGTGCGCCACTGTTTCGGGCAACAGCATGGAGCCCCTGATCACGAACGGCGCCACCATCGGCTTGGATCGCGGCATCACCCACATCGTCGACGGCGAAATCTACGCCCTGGAGCACGACGGCATGCTGCGAGTGAAGTTCCTCTACCGCCTGCCCGGCGGCGGCATCCGTCTGCGCAGCTTCAATCGGGACGAACACAAGGACGAGGACTACAGCCTCCAGCAGCAACAGGATCAGCATATCCGCATCCTGGGCCGGGTGTTCTGGTGGTCGACCATCCGGCCGCTGAAGTCGGCACCGCTGCTGTAGCCTGAGCACTTGACAAAGGGATTTTCATGCGATTTTTCTGTGAAAAAACTCTGCATTTTCAGACCTTCGGCTATGGCTTGTCGTTAACCTATGAGTTAACGTTTACACCAAAGGGGAAACAGGCTTGAAGCTGAAGGTCCTGATCCCTGGGAAATGGCGGATCACATCACCCATGGAGCGTGATGGCCGCTCTCAAGTCGAAGTCTTCCTGGATGACCTCGGCTCGAACTTTGGATCCAATGCCGACGGCATTCTCGCGATGATGGAAGCTCACAGCGAACATGGCCCAGAGCATTTCAACACCAGCCAATGTCACTATGTTGATCAGAAGGAACAGATCTATGAGTACATTAAAGGCCGACTGCGTTTGTTCTGGTTCGAGGACGATGATCGGGTAGTGGTTTGCACCCACGGCATTGTAAAAAAAGACCAGAAGACCCCTAAGCGAGATATCGAACGCGCCAAGCGCGTCAAAGCTGATTACCTCCAGGCGAAGCAAGAAAATCGCCTGGAGTTCGAAACCGAGGAATGACCCTATGAGCCAGTCCTTCAAAAGCAGATTGAATGCTATCAAACAAACTCATAGCTACCAGGTTGAAAAAGCCAAGCTGGAGTTTATCCGGGGCATCACCCGCGTCATGAAGCTCAAAGGCATCAGTAGTGCCGCTCTGGCCTCAAAAATCGCTACCAGCAAGGCTTACACCACCAAGGCTCTGCGGGGCGACACTAATTTCACTATTGATAGCATGGTGAAACTAGCGGGAGCTGTTGGTGCCCAGCTGTATATTCATGTAGCAGACACGACCGCCAGTGTTCGCTGGCTCGAAGTACATCCATGCGCAGGAATCATACAGGACAAAGGGATAAGCAATCCGTTCGAAACCCCCAGCATCCCGCACAGAATGATTGATATGCAAGGCATCTTCAAAGAGATTTCTAATGAAAAGAGCCAAATTTACGCTTGAGCATATCTTTTATCCTGAAGTCAGTGTGAAGGCCAACGCTGCCTATGACCGTGATACAGAGGACACTCCCAACGACCCGCAAGTAAAAATTCGCGTTGGGGTCGCCGATGAGGACAACTCATTCACCATGATCCTCAGGCTTGTTCTAGATGTCACCAGCCCTGCGGACCCTTATGATATCAATCTGCTAGTAGTAGGCCGGTTCATTGGCGATGCCAGCCTCACACAAGAGGAGCAGATCAAGGTCATTGTCAAGAGCGGACCCAATATCCTCTACGGCGCAGCACGAGATTATGTAGCTACTCTCACCAGCAAGAGCGCCTGGAGTGAGCTCATGCTTCCGCCCGTCATCTTCGATCCATCGGACTTCGCAACGGATCAGCCAGACACAGAAAACCAGTAACCCCGCCTCGGCGGGGTTTTTCATATCCTTAAGGATCATAAATAAATCCAAGGTTATTGTAACGCTCTAAAACCTAGGTTATTTTCACCTCGTCTCTCCACCACAGAGCCGAGGCCCACCATGCACACCACCGCCACCCTGCACGCCCACCCGGCGTGCGCCTCCAAGCGCCGACTGATCGAGCAGCTCCAGGCCGACACCAAACGCCTCGTGGTCATCCACGGCGGCAAGCCCAGACTGGTCAGCCGCGCCAAGGTTGCCGTGCCCGCTTCAGAGCATACCGTCAGCGGGGGCGCGGCCCGATGAACACCTTCACCCTCAGCGACCGCACCCTGACCCTGCTCGCCACCCAGCTCAACCTGAACGGCAGCTTCAACCACACCTGCCGCTCGGCCTTTTCCCGGCACAGCATCATGTTCCGCCTGAAGGTCGAGCGCGGCCCGTCCAGTACCGAGGCCACCGTCGAGCTGGGCGGCCAGCGCCACAGCCTCACCTTGCTCCACAGCGAGCCGCACCCGGCGCACCTGCTGGCCGACTTCGTCGAGGCTATCGCCAACGGCCGCCTGGACTCCGCCGAGCCGGCCCCGGTCCGCGTGCTAGACGGCATCGTACCGGAAGAGCAGCCGCTGCTCGACAGCGATCAGGAGCGGCAACTGCGCCACGTCGTGCAGCGCGGCGGCTTCCTCGAACTGCACCTGGGCCACGCCCACCCGATCCGCATCGCCATCCACCGCAACCGGCCCCGACCGGGCGTCACCGGCATCCTGGCCATCGGCGAATCGCGCCCACGCACCATCCTCCTCGCCAACTACGAGAACGAGGACAAGGCCTACGCGCGGATCGTCGAGGCTGTCGAGCACCTCTCCCTCGCCGCCACGTCGGCGGCCCGCGCAGCCTGAGAGGTCCGCCGATGGCCCGCAGGCCCGCCGACGACGCCCACCGCCCCGGCCCGCGCCGCAGCGGGGATGCCACACCGACGCCCAGAGCCTGGGCCGCGCGCATCCTCGCCCTGCGCACCAAGGAAGAACGCCAGCAGGCGCTCGCCGAGGTGCCGGAGGAGCTGCGCGAGCTGGTGAAGAAGCACGTCGAGATCGCCTGGAACCACCCGGCAAGGAGGAACAAACCGTGAGCAAGCCCAACGACCACCTCCAGCATCCCCTGCGTCTGGCACTCGCCCCGCCGCCGGATGCGCTCGAACGGCTGTTCCGGGTCTTCGGCGACGAGCTGATCCCCCTCGAACAGCTGCGCGCGCGGTACTTCCGCAACATGAACGCGGAGACGTTCAAGGTGGCCATCGGCACCGAACGCATCCCGCTGCCGGTCACCACGGTGGTGACCAGCAACAAACGCCAGCAGTACGTCCACCTCCGCCACCTGGCCGCCTACATCGAAGAGCGCGCCTGGCTGGCGGATGAAGAACTGGCCCGCCGCCTGTCGCCACAGGCCGGCGGCAAGCCGGAATAACCCCAACGCCAGCCACCACCTGGCATCGCCATACCCAAGGAGCACACCCATGGACATGACCACCGCCGCGCTGATCGGCATCACCCTCGGCACCGGCATCGCCACCGCCGGCTGCTACCTGAGCGGCCGCGCCGCCGGCATCCGCCTCGGCCTGGAGCGCGGCCACCGCGACGGCTACGACACCGCCATCGACGACCTCGGCACCGAAGTGCTCGAATCCGGCCAGCGCCTGACCAGCGCCGAGCGCATCCTCACCGCCACCCGGGCCGAGCTGCGCCAGGTGCAGGACGAGCGCACCCGCGAGCGCCGCCAGGCAGCCGAAGCCCTCGAAGAGTCGACCCTGCGCGCCGAAGAAGCCCAAGCCCTGACCGCACAACACGCCACCCTGCTGACCCAGGCCTCCACCAACCTGGAACTGGCCGCCGCCACCTGGGACGCTATGACCGCCACGCGCAAGGCTCGGGATGCTCGGACGGTTGCCAGTCAACTGCGCGACGTGGCTGCAGCCCTCGCTCCGAAACAGCAGGAGGTGGCGGCATGACCGTCCAGCCCGAAAGCACCTATGTCTGCATTGCGACCAGCCTCCGGCGACCGGACACCGACCTCGGCCTGACGAAGGTCATGTGCCTCGATCTGGCCCGCCAGGTCGATAGCCTCCTGTCCGCCCTCTCCAACTCCAACCGCCTGGCCGAGGCACAAACCGATCAACTCGCCCGCCTGCGCGCCGACAACACGCGCCTGCACAACCAACTGGCCGACCTGCAGCGCCTGGCCGACCAGCGCGGCGAGGCGGTCGCCGGGCTGATCGAGCAGCAATCGGCCTGCGGCACTGCTCGGGGGGCTGGCCATGACTGACAGACTGCTGCCAGCGAACGGTGTAGAGACCAGAATCCGCGCCATGGCGAAGACCGGGCACAGCAAGACCATGACCCAGGAACTGCTCGGCCTGAGCCGGTGGACCTTCGACCAGTTGGTCGCGCAGATGCCGGATGTCGAGTTTCCGGGGCGTAACCGCTCCCGCGGCTACCGCGCCGCGGTAGAGCGTAAGCGCGGCGTCTACACCGAGGCCATGCGCAAGGCCAGCATCGCCAAGCACGAGCGGGCCAAGCGCACCGTCCGCGGCGTGACCGGCACCGTCGACGAACTGGTGGCGCACTTCGAATGCGCGGTGTCGCCGGCCCAGGTCCGCCGCCGCGTGCGCCAGGGCATGACGCTGGAGGAAGCACTGTTCACGCCGAAGTCCACTCGCAACAACCTCGGCCGCTGGCTCGGCGTCACGGCCGACAGCCGCCGGACGATGCTTGGGCAGGAGCGGGCCGGGGCGGAAATCATCAAGGCGCTGAGGGCTGCGGCATGACCTTCACCATCTTCTACAGCACCGAAATGCCCAACGAACCGGCGCAAGCCTTCGGCACCCCGCCTGCCAAGCCGGCACGCCCGACCAGTCACGCCAGGGAGACGCAATGAACACCGCTTTTATTCTGATGGCCCAATACAATTGCGCGGCAATCATTCCGCTTGAGCGTGTCTGCGCCGACTACTTCAGCCACCTGACGCCAGAGATGTTCCAAAGGAAGGTACTTGCCGGCCAGATCAAGCTGCCGATCACCCGGGTCGAGCAAAGCCAGAAAAGTGCAAAGGGCGTGCATCTGCAAGATCTGGCCGAATACCTTGACGCACAGCGCGCTGCAGCGGTCAAAGAATGTAGCCAGATCAATCGTCGCGCGGGCTGA